TATCTTTAGTGGGTAGCTGCTTCTGATCAGACAAACCATCTGCGAGATGTCCATCAGCTTCTGGATTTAAATCAGTTTCCGCTACAGGTTGCTCATTATCCTCATCAGACGGTAAACACCCCCATCTGCGCGCAGCCGCTTCGTAACCCCGGGGACAGTCCTCACCTTTCTTAACCAGCGTCGGATATATTTCACCGGGTAATACATACTTAAAATCTTTTATCAGCTTTTGCATTTGATTCCTTTCTACATAACAAATGCCTTGACAGCTTCTGGATTTAATACCGCACCGCCCACACGCTTAGTGGTATAAAAAGAAATATACGGCTTTTTGCTAAAAGGATCGCGTAATACCCGAATACCTTTACGATCCAGAACCATATACGACTGTTTAAAATCTCCGAATAAAATTGGAATTGAACCGCTGCCCATATCCGGCATTTCCGCCATCTCATACACCGGATAACCCAGTAAAAGATTAGGTTTTCCAGCCTGCATTGATTGCTGCCATAAAAAATTGCCCTGATCATCTTTCATCTTGCGCGCTGCTGTTTGCGTCTTACGATTCATCATAAATCCAGCGTTAGGCGAAAATGTAGATGGCAATGCACCGACTAGATCTAACAGATCTTCCGCCCTTAGATATCCACCACCGGAATAGTTAGCAGGAACTGCCTCAATAGCACCAAGAGGGTGATTACTTGCATTTTTCTGCCCGTCTACAAATGTAAGAATGCCCAGCGGCTTACCTTTTAATCCATCTCCGGCAAAAAATGCCTGATTTTCCCGCGTAGCAAACTCTGTCCTTAATTCCTCATTAACCAGTTCCTCCACATTGATTTCAGCATCATCCAATGATGTCTGCGATACAGCCGGATTCGCATAAATTTCACCAGAATTAAATACATACTCAACCAGAGAGCCTGTGCCTGTTTCAGGTCGCTCATCAGTTTCTCCTACCCAGCCGGAAGCAAAACCATGCAGGTTATAAACTTTTTTAAACGACGCCTTAGACGTTGGCATAACAGAAAACAATTGCCGCCCCGGAGAGACTTCGATAAGTTTCTTGGTTATCGTTCTGTCCCACTCAGTCGGAGCAACCACACCCAGATCACCTTCTTTAGTTAATGCGGCACTTATTTGACCGGAACGTAAATAACTGGCCATAGCTGCACTTTGCTCGGCAGCCTCCGGACTGATACTGTTCTGCCCGCCCATCTGCCCGGCAGCATACTTTTTAGCCATGTCATCATAGCTGGCCTGCAGTTCGGCCATTTTCTTTTCCATCTCTGCATAAGCACCCTGACTGCTACTTAATTGATCGCGTAACGACTGGACATCGCCATCATATTTATTCTGCCAGTCCTGCAAGCCGGCGCGGATACTTTCAACCACCTCAGCCGGATTACCGGCCGGATTACCGCCCGCATTAGCAAATACGCCAAGTGCCCCGCGACGCGGATAACGAGCATTATTTTGTTTTTTCATATTCAGTCCTTTTTACCAAGAAAATTTAAAAGATTATTTGCACTACTCATAAAATCATTGCCACCAGCGCAGGGCATGACAGAATCCGCAGCAGCGCCAGACATGCCGGGACTTTTGTTCAATGAATTAAATAATTGCCGTCGTTCTTTCCGGGTTAATCCCATTTGCGCCAGCGCAGTATCGACCAGCGCTTTGGCTTTTTTATTTTCATTATCAGAACTAACACGTTTATTGACTTCCAGCTTGCCGGTAGCCAGTCCGTTTTCAATCGCAGCATTGCAATCTAGCCAGGTTTCTTTATCCATCATGGCCGTAATCGTGTTTATATCCTGCTTACTGCGTTCCACATAAAGATTAGCCATGGCTTTATCAAAACCACTTAAACTTTCCACCACACCCTGCAAATCATGCTGATTCCCCATAGCCAGACACCATGCATTGTGAATCATTAAAAATGCACCTGAACCGATCAGGATTTCATCACCGGCCATGGCAATAATTGATGCCGCGCTAGCCGCCATACCCACTACCTGCACCGTAACCCGTCCCGGATGCATACGGAGTAGGTTATAAATACTTACCCCATCAAAATAACAACCGCCGGGACTATTGATATTCACCACAACATCACCATTACCGATGTTTTTTAATTTTCTGGCCACATAGTTGCAATTTGCTGCAGTCTCACCATAACCGCCGATGACATCATAGATATTAATTACATTATCATTATCATCATCGGCAGCCTTAATATCAGCAGACCATTGCTTTGCAGCCTGCGGCGTCAGCTCATAAGTTAATTTTTCAGATATCGAATTCGCATTTATTTCGGGTAATTTAATCAAGCTCATTTTGTTTGCCTTTTTTATCTAAATTCTTAAGTGTCATGGGATTTTTTAAGCTGTCCGCATCCTTGTCTGAGCTACGCGGTAAATCGCACGTACTGCGTACCTCATTCTGAGTCAGCCACGGCTGGGTACCGCCAGCACCCAGTGCCTTACTGAAATATTCCGCCTGATCTTTAAGGGAACCATGCAGCAGCGCCCCGGTATTGAATTTAAATATCTTATTTTCATCATCCGGCAGCAGCACACGCTCCAGCGCCTGTTCCCACAAAGTCAGCCACGGATTTAAACCGAATTTAATAAAAAAAATGCCCAGCTCATTAATGCCGGACCCCCAGGAAGTATCATCCAGCATCAGCAGCGGTCGCGGGACACCAAAAAACCGGGCGATTTCCTCAATCTGGTGCGCCCGGTTTTCCAGTAATTGAGCATCGACAGCCGTACTGGACCACTTAGCCGCCTTGGCTCCGTCTTCAAGTAAAATAACTCCGCCTGCATTATCGGAACCGCTATTTGCTTCCCGCAGTGAATTACGCAACCGGGTAAAACCATCGTCAGTTAATACTTTTGGCACTTCTACCGCACCGCTGGCCATAACCCCGTGTGAAAAAGTGCGCCGGGTAGCTTTTTCAGCGCTGAACGCAATACCTAGTGCCTCTTTAGCCAGCTTAACCCGTGAAATTCCCTCAATTCCGTCTTCGGAATAATCACGCAAATGGAAGACTTCATCCGTGCCTAATGTTATTTGCTGCCCATTTTTACAGGTATAGGTATATTTAATTGACCAGTCATCCAGTTGTTCCACTGTTACTCTGGTCGGGTGCATCGGCACAAGGGAAATAATCCGCCTGCCGCTGCGCACTACACGTGCATATGCATTACCATATTCCAGCAATAACGTTTGCGCCTGCCGCTTAAACTCATATGCAGTCTGCCAGTCATTGGGCTTTTTCTTAATCAGACGGTATAAGGGATCATCTTTCAGTACCTCTTTTTCATCAGTATCGGTTAGTAATCGTATAGGCAGATAAGCAATACATTCTGAAATTACATTCACGCAACGGTTAAGCGCAGAATTCATCAGTGCCTTATTTTCACCGACTCTTATTCCGTTTCCGTTCACACCATCACGGATAAATTCCTTGAATGCAGGGTCATCCAATCCGCTAAAAACCTCAGTCCGTAAATTCTCCGAACGAATACGACGATCAGCGCCTTTACGTTCTCTTTTTCCTTTTTTACTCATAACTTATATATCGAACCCCGCGCGTCTCATATACCGATTTGCCATTCACAGGCTCAGCATTCGGATTTTCAGTCAGGATATGCACCGCATCGAGCATTGCCATGACGGGATCAATCTTTGCCCAACCGCTGGCCTGCTTTGTAATCAGTAAACTGTTAGAACGTAATTCCGTCCGGGCATTGGACATTGACCAGGCAAACATACTGTTATCACCATGCAGTAATGTCCCCTCAGCCAGTTTTCTTTCCACCGTCTGAATAGCATTTTTTAATCGCCATCCCTGAGTGACTGCTTTTAATAAGTTTTCCGGGATATCACGTTCCAGTATGGCATCTATAATCTGCCCGACGCCTGCGCTGTCCAGCCCGATTTCAATCAGCAAACCGCTGTCGTAAATATGCTTGACCAGATCAGCAATTTCTTCAATGTCATCACCAACTTTCGACACGATGGTCAGCTCACCCGCAGCCGCAAAATCTTCTAAGGAAGAAGCAATACTTTTACGCCGTTCCAATACAATCGGTGAAGCCCATGCATAAGCCCATACCAGCCATTGCCGTGGAAAGCCTTTACGCCGTCCCACTACAGCAAGCGCGAGCAAATCATCCAGCCCGCCGCCGTCAATACCTACCGTTACCGCCTCACAGGCATTCAGCAAATCGTCCAGCGTTTTCATTTCCGGCTGCGTATTTTTTTCCCAGAAATTGGCCGCGAGCCATACATCATTATTCAGCGCCATAGAAATCGGCACATTCAGATGTTTAGCCCAGAACTGCCGCTCCTCATCACGTTCGCCGCTTTTCGCCTTGTCCCATAACTGCAGTAGCCGGTCCACATCTACCGAAGCGCCCAGATTAGGATTGGTTATGTAGAAATTAGCCGGATTCATATAGGCTTTAGATTGCAGCATGTCCGGCGGAAATTCATACAGGACCGGTAAAAAATAGTTTTGTTTTTTCTTACCGTCCCGTACATCACGGGCACGACTTAGTAAATTGGCAAATATCCCGCGCGCCGGCTCATCTGAATGCGTAGACAGATAAATAATAAAACCGTCAGGACGTGAAACCAGCCCGCCTTCAATCTCAGTAAACATATTCACTGCATTAGCACGTTTACCAAATAGCCATACTTCCTCTATCAGTACACCGGTCCCTTTCACCCCGGAAACCGTATCCGATTCAGCCGCGATAATCTGTAATTTGGCATTTGTGCCGCGGTGTGTAATTGTCCGGCTGTGATCCTGTACCTGAAAAATCTGTTTTAGTTTAGGATCAGCATTAATCATTGCCCGTGCCGGATTAAAACTGTTATTAGCCACATGTTTGGTCGGAGCAATAATGTAAAATTCGGCATCTTGCCGCCAGTTCAGCACCAGCGCCGTTAACATAATTCCGGCGCTGTATGTTGATTTAGAGTTTTTCTTACTGATCAGTAAGAAAAACTCATTTATCAGCCTTACCCCCCGGTCAGGGTCATAGGCCCCAAAAATAGCGGCAACAAAATCAAATATCCATTCCTTAGAGATTCCCGGGTCACCAATTCGCGGCTCACCCGGCACATCACACAGTCTTAAGGCTTTAAATATCCGCAATGCCGCATCAGCAGATTCCTGAAACAGCGGAGGAGTCACAATCAGACTTTGCCGATTAACAATCCGTTGCTGCCAATCGGTACAAGCAGTCGTCCATTCCAGCTTGTCAGCACTCGTCATATGATTCATTGCAACCGCCCTAAGGGCGCCCGAAACGGCGCAAACATATCGCCCTGCAGAACCTCATCGGCTGCCGCCTGTTGTGCTTCTTTTTTGCCTGTTTCGCCGATCTTGCCATATTTATACGGCAGCACTGCCTGTAAACTCTTAATCCTGCCGGGTGTCAATGAAATCACCCCCATCCCCGCAAGTGTCAGCAGATCGCGCGGGTCCAATAAGGAATATTCCTCCTCACCAATAACCACCTGCAGTCCGGACTGCGTAACCGGTACCCCGTAAAAAGAGCCAGTTTGCACAACCGGCACCCCTCCGGGCATATTTCTGTCATCTTTTGCAGGCTGATTACCCCGCACCCCGGATGATTTAGCCATTTCCGCGTTTAATTTTTCAATAAAGGCTATTACTTCGGGATCTTTCCTTAAACGGCTACCTATTGAACTGGCGGTTTTTTCACTATAACCGGCCTTAATTGCAGCATCACGATTGGATATGCTCCCACCACCTACAGCAATAGCGCGCGCAAACATTTCCTTTTGTTCGTTCATGGCCATTGCGATTCTCCAATAAAAAAACGCGCAAAAGCGCGTCAGATAAACTTGATAAAGGGCATAAAATGCTAAAATTGATTCAGGTATAGACCTGTTAAAATAGCTTTAACAGGTTGAAAAGGGGAATTTTTTCCGCGA